AAAGGAGATATTGGATTTGTATTTCCAGATATCATTCATCACTATCAGGTACTGACACCCGGTGTAAATACGGCCATTTATCTGATTGCATCGCCATTTGTGATTAGTAAATTTGCAGATATCATGCAATCCATGGCTCCCGAATATCCGATTATCAGAGCGGAAAAGGTTGAACAAGAGGTATATAGAGTTATAAATGCAATTTTAGAGACAGAACAGCCAGATATAACTGTTGCACAGGCATATCTTCAGATTGTGTTAGCACGTTGCATGGGAAAATTGAATTTGGTAGAAAAGAGTAATGTGGGAAGCAGGGATCTGATTTACCAGACGGTTTCCTATATATCAGCAAATTTCAAAAAAAAGTTTTCGCTGGAAGAGATGGCAAAAGATCTGGGGGTAAGCAAATATGTCTTATCTAGGCTTTTTTCTCAAATATTCCATAGAAATTTCAATCAATATCTTAATGATGCAAGGTTAAACTACGCATGTTATCGTCTGGAAAATACGAGGGATTCTATTACAAATATTTGTCTGGATAGTGGATTTGAAAGTCAAAGAACGTTTAACCGAACATTTAAAGAAAGATACAAAATATCGCCGAGTGACTATCGGAGTAAATGCGTGAAAGATATGTTGTTATAAACGGTTCTATTAATGGAAAAGAGCTTTCTGTATCCACAAAGAAAAATCCGGAACGGAAGTTGCAGACGGAAATCCATACCGTTATAGGAAAAGCAGCCGGAGACTTCCAGAACCAACAGAAGATCCAGAAAAATGATCGTGAACAGAGGCTGGCAGGAATCTACTACAACCGAGGAAGAAATGCAAGAGAAGATTAAACGGATGCCGGTTACAGAAGCAAGCCGAATGGCAGTGTACTAAAATTTGGTGGATGTAATTGAAGAAAAAATATGATATAATGTGAGTAACAAGTCGGAATTTGCCTGGCTGTATCCGTCTATCCATGAGAATGACCTGATGATCCAGATGTATGGAACGGAAGTCTATCATACAGTACGCCTTCTGAATGATTATTCGGAATATGGAGGATGATAAAGATTTTTACAGCAAGAATTCCGAAGATGTGCGCGAAACGAATGTTCGTCGGCGGTGTCTGAATGTAAGTCAAATGTCTGTGGGACTTAAGAAAGGAGGGAAATGTGCGTATGAGCTTGAGTACTAAAAGTAGAAGGAAAGCAGGTCTGCTGATACTTGCCGTGACAGGCCTTTTAGCTGTAACGCCTATGCTGTCTGGCTGCGGCGGTAGCGGGAGAGAGGAAGCATTGAAGCAGGCTGTTTATGTAGGAACCGGCGGATATGATCCGGCCAATGATGGAAAAATCGTCATTGTCTGCGGGAAACTGGAACTTCTGGAACCTGCTTATGATGAGGATCTGGGCATCACCATTGAGGCACCTCATGTGATGCGTTCCGGCCAGAAACTGAAAAAGAAGGAATTGAATCAGGCCATGACCGGCAATAACATGGAATGGAATTCTAATTTCCAATATGGTGATTTTATCGGAAAAGCAGATGTGGGCGAGTTCCATCTGGGCGAGGATTTCTTCTTCAGGCAGGGCATCGAAAATCTTGATTTCAGGCATTGTTATCCTCCATCTTTGCACCACAGTTCGGGCAATAGCTAAACGTCAAGACGTTCGCTCCTCCATTCGTAATTCTGTACCCTTTGCGGCATCTTTCGCAATACGCGACACTGCGTTGCAAAACCCAATGAGATACAGGCCGTCGGCTCTCCGGGTCAACAGCAGGAGCTTTCATCAGGTCATCGGCAAACCCGGAAACGAGGTTCGCAACGCTTTCCTTGACAACACCCTTGTTGTAGTCGAGATGGTTCCCGGAGGCCATCAAGGTTTTGGCCTCCTCCAGATTCTTCTTCGCCGCATCGTTCCATCCGTTGACGATGGGCACTACATTAACTAACCGTATGTCGCTCATTTTTTGTCTCCTTTCAGACAAGCCACTGGGCCATCATACTATCAAACTCCGAGAAGCCGGTGCAGTGCAGTTCGGCTTTCTGTTCATCGGAGAGAGCGTTGAACAAATCCATCAAAACTGCATCGTACATCGCTGTATCGACATCGAGGCTGTTATGCAGGCAGTACGAGGTCCACAAGGCTACAAGCTGGTTCTGGCAGGCATCGTTGTAGAAATCTGTCGTGTCATCCTTGACGTAATCAACGAGGAACTGCCATTCGGACTTCTCG